AAGCGATTTCATGAGCATTGTCCTGAGATACTAAAGCCCCACACTAAATACAGTAGTAGAAGGGAATTATCCTTTGATGTACTTGACTCCAGTTATGTCGTTGCAACAGCAGGTGGTGACTCCGTTGGTAGAGGAGAAACACTTACTCATGTCCACGCTTCGGAACTTGCGTTCTGGCCTAAGTCAACTGCTCAAGACATCTGGAATGGTTTATTACAAGCTGTACCTAACGCTTCTCAAACTGCTGTATTTATCGAGAGTACGGCGAATGGTGTAACAGGTATCTACTACGATCTATGGAAGGGTGCTGTCGAAGGTACAAACGGGTTCGTTCCTGTATTTATACCTTGGTATACAGACCCAACATACATCGAGGACGTACCAGACAACTTCGAGCGAACACCTGAAGAGGAAGATCTAGCTGACAAATACAACCTTACTGATGGTCAGCTTATGTTCCGCAGACGGAAGATCGCCCAAAATGGGATTGACCTGTTCCGGCAAGAATATCCAGCCGAGCCAGAGGAAGCCTTCCTCACCACGGGTCGTCCCGTATTTAACCCTGAGCAACTACAAGAGTGCTTAGGAGATACACGAGATGTTGAAGAACGTCTTGCTCTCGAAGGTGATGAGTTTGTCATCCACTCTCGAGGAGAGCTTCAAACTTACCTTAAACATGATGCTGGAGAACAGTATGTCATTGGGGCCGATGTTGCTATGGGTGTCCGTAATGGAGACTACTCAGTCGCACAAGTCCTCGACAGCAAAAAGAGGCAAGTGGCTACATGGCGTGGACAAGTTCATCCCGACCACTTTGCTGAGGTTCTTTACGCATTAGGGGAATACTATAATGAAGCGTTTATCTGTGTGGAGAACAATAGCCACGGCATACTTACCTGCACACGTTTGGGAAAGGATCTTGCGTATCCAAACTTCTACACGGAAGTTCAGGTAGATAAGATCACAGATCGTGAAACCATTAAGTTAGGTTTCTCAACAACAGCGAAAACCAAGCCTCTCATCATTGACCAGCTAAGAGCATCAATGCGTGAGAAAGAGCTTGAACTTAACGACAAGACAACAATCCGCGAGATGATGACTTACATTGTGACCGAGAGTGGTGCGATGGAGGCTGAACCTTCATGTCACGATGACTGCGTTATGTCTCTTGCTCTTGCAAACCACGTTCACGAGGGAGCTTGGGAACCCGTGGAGACACCTGATGAACTTTACTTGGAAATGGTCTAAAGAATGGCAAAAGTAGAAGATTACAAAAAGCTAGACGACAGCGGCATCGTTAAGCTGGTTGAGGACAATATCAAGACCTCAGTTGGCTATTACGACAGTGACCTGTCACGAGAGCGTAAAAGAGTAACCGAATACTACAACGGTACGCTACCTAAGCCAGCCCATGACGGTAACAGCCGCTACGTCTCCCAAGATGTCTATGATTCAGTAGAAAGCATGAAAGCCGCCCTGCTCGAGACCTTCTCAGCTGGTGGTAACATTGTGCGCTTTGCACCACAGGGACCAGAGGATGTTAAGACTGCTGAGGTATGTTCTGCCTACACTGATTACGTTCTATTCCGTCAAAATGATGGTTTTGGGACATTCCGCACAGTTATCCATGATGGTCTGACATCACGAGTTGGTATTGCAAAAGTATTCTGGCAAGAGAGCTACGAAGAAGACCTAAAAGAGTTTACAGATCTTACACAAGATGAACTCGATATGGTTATTGCTGAAGACGGTATTGAGTTAGTCGAAAGCAAGACAGATGCCCGTGGTCTTATGTCAGGTCTGCTCAGTCAAGAACGTGACACAAGTCAGGTTGTCATTGAGTGTATTCCTCCTGAAGAGTTTATCATTGAGCCGCAAGCAAAGAGCCTAGAAGACGTAAACTTCTGCGCTCACAGAACTAAGAAGACCATCTCAGAACTAAGAGACATGGGATACGATGATGATCAGCTTGATCGTCTAGGCGACCATGAAGACATCGAGATGGACACAGATCCTGAGATCCTTGCACGACATGAGGACATTGGATCTGACCGAGGTTTCAATGCTCATGGTTATCAGGACCAAGTACGGTCAATCATGGTGTACGAAGCCTACATCATGGTCGATGTTGAGGGTACAGGCATTGCCAAGCTACACCGCGTTGTGAAAGCTGGTAACGAGATCCTTGATATGGAAGAAGTGGACCGCAAGCCATTTATCTCGTTTGCCCCTCTTCCAATTCCACACTCATTCTACGGTTCTAACTTTGCTGAGAAGCTAATTGCCACACAGAACGCAAGAACCATCTTAACACGGTCTATCCTTGATCACGCTATGATCACTAACAACCCACGTTACATGGTTGTCAAAGGTGGTCTTACTAACCCGCGGGAACTGATCGACAACCGTGTGGGCGGTCTAGTGAATGTTAGTCGGCCTGATGCTATCTCACCAATGCCACAGGCACCATTGAATCCGTTTGTCTTCCAGACCATTCAGTTGCTCGATGAAGACAAAGAAGAGAACACAGGCGTCTCTAAGTTATCACAAGGCTTAAACAAGGACGCTATCAGCAAGCAGAACTCAGCCGCTATGGTTGAACAGCTTGCCACCATGTCACAGCAACGTCAGAAGATCATTGCTCGTAACTTTGCTAACCAGTTCGTAAAGCCTCTGTTCCATGAAATCTACAGACTGGTAGTTGAGAACGAAGATCAGCAGAAGATCGTCCAGATTGCTGGTGACTATGTACAAGTGAACCCACAGGCATGGGAAGACAAGAGAGACGTAGTTGTCGAACTTCGTCTTGGTTACGGTGAACAAGAGCGTGAAAGCCAGAAGTATCTGGCGATGCACCAGATGATTAGTCAGGATCCTGTCTTGTCACGGATGTATCTACCTCAGAACCAATACGCTCTGATGAAAGATGTCATGGAACTGTCAGGAATACTGAATGTTGCTGATTATCTAACACCACCAGACCAGATCCCACCACCACAACCAGATCCTGCCGCTGAGATGCAAATGCAAATGGCTCAGAAGCAGATAGAGCTTCAGGAACGTCAGACATCACTTGCTGAAATGAAAGCACAAGTAGATGCACAGATGGCCCAGATGAAGCTCGAGCTTGATGCCATGAAGGCACAGGCACAGATGGCTATCCAAAGCGATAACCAAGACCTCAAGGAAGAGCAATTCAAGTTCAAGCAGTTCATTGACAGTAATGAGCTTGAGATCTTGAGAACAGCAGAAGACCTGCGCGGTATTGCATCACCGACAGGTTGATAAGGAGAGCAAATGCAAAACCAAGAAGAAGAGCTAATCAAACAAGGGGATGAGGCTGAAATACTACTTAGTAACCCAGCCTTTAACTCTGTGATTAACAACCTAGTAGACGTTTCTTTTCAGTCTTTTGTGAATACTAAGCCACAAGAGAACGAGCAAAGGGAACGAAGCTACAACCACTATAGGGCTGTAGTGGATATCGTCCAGACTTTACAACAGCGAGTCCAAGTAAGAGACGAAATCAACACTAAAGCTGGTGACAACAACCAAGAGGATGAATAGGACCATGGATAACGTCCAAAACAACACCTCAACTACAGAACGGTTGCCTCTCTCTATAGATGAGGCGGCAGACGCTATTCTGGCGCGTTGGGAAGACGCTGGTGAAGACCAGCCATCAGAAGACGAAGGTTCAGAGGCAACTCAGGACATTCAGGAAGAGACTACGGATGAAACTGAGTATGAAGAGATTGATGAGTCTGATGAACTCGAAGAAGTCGATGAAGACCCTGAAGAAGACAGTAATGAAGAAGACGATGAAGATACTGAGAGTGATGAAGAGGATGACGAAGAGTCTCCTGTCACGATTGATGACGATGCTCTCATTGACATTCAAGTTGACGGAAAGACTGTTCAGGCATCTGTCAAAGATCTCAAGAGATTATATGGACAAGAAGCAAGTCTCACGCGAAAGTCTCAAGAAACAGCTAGACAACGCAAAGAAGCTGATGAGGCTCTTGGAAAGACTCACGCCGTTATGCAACGGATGCTTGAGAAAGCTCAAGAGCGTTGGAAGCCTTACTCTGAAGTCGATATGCTCGTTGCAAGTAAGAGCATGGACACGGAAGACTTTGCTCAACTTCGCAAGGAAGCTCAGGAAGCCCACGACAACCTGAAGTTCCTAAGTGAAGAAGCTGATGCTTTTTACTCTTCAATACAAGAACAGCAGAAAGCGGCAAACCAAGAGGCCGCTAAACAAGCAATTACTACTCTCAAGGAGCGTATCCCTGATTGGAGTAACTCTCTGTATGACGATATTAGAGGCTATGCTGTTGCACAGGGTTTACCTGAAGAACAGGTCAATCAATACGTTGATCCTGTAGTCATCGAGATACTCAATAAAGCCCGTCTCTATGATCAAGGTAAACGAGTTGCGGCTGTAAAGAAGAAGTCACCCACCAAGAAAGTATTACGTTCTAAGAAGGCCCCAGAGGCCGACCGTCAGCGTAAAGCGGCTAAACAGGCCGAAACACGCAAGCGGCTAAAGAGCAGTGGTAACGACTTGGATGACATTGCAAACGCTTTATTGTCTCGCTGGGAATCATAACCTTTACTTTAACTTTCCAGCATAAGGAATTGAAAACATGCCGACTTATACGTCCTACGATCAGGTAGGTAAAGCTGAAGACGTATCCGATATCATCTCGGACATCAGCCCTACCGATACCCCAATGGTATCACTAATTAAACCCCAGAAAGTGTCTGCTCGTGTATACGAATATCAGACAGATTCGCTTGCCGCCGCCGCATCCAATGCCGCAGTGGAGGGAGCAGATCCAACAATGGCAACACTGACCGCCACAACCATGATCACAGGTAACACCCAGATCTTGACCAAGGCGTTCCAAGTCAGTGCTACCGCTGATGCGATCAAGACCTACGGTAGAGCCAAAGAGACCGCATACCAGCTAGGTCGCGCCCTGAAGGAAATTAAGCGCGATTTGGAATATGCCTACGTTGGTGCATCTA